CCAATATACCAGATAAATACATAAAAGTCAAGCAAAAAAAGCAAAAAAAATGAAAAAAAGTGTAAAAATATCGTTAATTTTAGTGTTTGTTCTGGTTTTGTTCACATCATGTAGTAGAAATGTTGAAAATTGTAAAATAAAACCTAAAGTTGACGTAGAAATCAACAAAAAAAGCGAATCAAACACAAAATCCTTAAATTTAGAAGGCACTGAAGCAAATTTTACTTGTAATTTTTGAGCATAAATATTAAAAAAACATAATGGAGTTATAAAATGGCTAAAATGAGATTATATAAGTTTTGGAATGAAGCAGGTGATGAAAAAGAGAAAGAGGAAATGAGTTTGAGAAAGGCCGTTAGGTCTATTCAAGGTGATTTTAAAGATGAATTTATTGGAGTTGAATATATTAGTAAAAAAGGCAAAAAAATTGTTGATTCTGTAAAAATACCTATGGGTAGAAAAATAAGACAAGCATTAATAGCAGAAAAAAAGAAGGCAGAGATGAAAGCAAGGTTAAGTAATGGCTAAAATAGCAAAATCGTTTGTGGCACACGAAAGAATGCCTAAAAAAACATCACAAGGTAATAGTAAAAGCGTAAAAAAATCATCAATGAACAAATCTCGTAAAAGATCGTTTAAAGTTTACAATTCACAAGGAAAATAACATGCCGGCATGTGTAAGATCAGGTTTAGATAAACATGTTGGTCATGCCAGCCCTACACCTAACCCTTTTCATCAAACAGCGTATGCTGGTGGATCGCCAAATGTTAATATTAACAGCGCTGCCTCTATAAGAGTAGGAGATAGTACATCTTGTGGAGATCCTGCTACTGCTGGTAGTTCTACAGTAAGAGTTAATGGTATTGCTATTCATAGAGTAGGTGACTCTACTGGTGGTCATGGTAGTTGGGTACCTAATGCTGCTTCCACAGGAAGTTCTAATGTTTTTGCTGGATAATCTGTATAAATATTAGCATGCCTAGTTATAGTACAGAAAATGTATCAAATAAGAGTACAAGAGCTACCAGAATTTATAAAGACTTAGATTTAGATTTTGGTCGTAATATTGTAACACATGATGTTAATAAATTGACAGATGTTGAGGCTGTGAAAAGATCGGTTCGTAATTTAATTCAAACTAATCACTTTGAGAGACCTTTTCATCCTGAAATTGGTGGTAATGTAAGAGCTATGTTATTTGAACCAATGAACCCTTTAACTGCTCTAAATTTACAGAGAAAAGTTGAAGAAGTGTTATTAAATTTTGAACCAAGGATTAAACTAATACAAATTTTAGCAAATCCTGATATAGACAGAAATAGTTACAAATTAACTATCAGTTTTCTAGTTGTAGGCGTAACTAATCCTGTAACAGTAGAAACATTTTTAGAAAGATTAAGATAAAATGGCCAGCAATAAATTAGAAGTATCAGAATTGGATTTTGACGATATAAAGTCAAATCTTAAAACATTTTTACAAAACCAATCAGAGTTCCAAGATTATGACTTTGAAGGATCAGGTTTTGCCATACTTTTAGATTTATTGGCATACAATACACACTATCTTGGCTTCAATGCTAATATGTTAGCAAATGAAATGTACCTTGATAGTGCTGACGTAAGAAAAAATATAGTTTCAATTGCTAAAATGTTAGGTTATACACCAACATCATCAAAATCACCATCAGCTACAATAGATATTTTAGTAAATAATGCTTCAGGCGCTTCTATTGTTATGGATAAAGGCACAGTGTTTACATCTACAATTGGTGGCACTTCTTATCAATTTTTAACAAATGCTTCACACACAGTAAACCCTACAGATGGTGTTTATAAGTTTGAAGATATTCCTATTTTTGAAGGAACACTAGTAACATTTAAATATACAGTTGATATTACAGATGTTGACCAAAGATTTTTAATCCCTAACAATAACGCTGACACATCTACTTTAAAAATTCAAGTACAAAATTCTAGCACAGATTCTACAACTGCTACTTATACATTAGCTTCAGGACTTACTAGTTTAGATAACACATCAAAAGCTTACTTTTTACAAGAAGCTGAAGATGGTAAATTTGAAGTTTACTTTGGTGATGGTGTTGTTGGTAAATCTTTAGAAGATGGCAACATTGTAATTATGGAATATGTTGTTACAAACAAAGCAGAGGCTAACGGCGCTAGCACATTTACACTATCTGGTTCAATAGATACTTTTTCAGATGTAACAATTACTACATCATCAGCCGCTCAAGGTGGTTCAGAACCACAATCAAAAGAGTCAATAAGATATAATGCTCCTTTACAATATTCAGCACAAGATAGAGCAGTCACAACAAGTGACTATGAAACAAAAGTATTAGAAATATATCCTAATGCTCAATCTGTATCAGCATGGGGTGGTGAAGATGATGAAACACCAGTTTATGGTGTAGTTAAGATTGCCATTAAGGCAGCTTCAGGTTCTACACTAACAGACGCTACTAAAACAGATATAGTTACACAATTAAGAAAATTTAATGTTGCTTCAGTAAGACCGGAAATTGTTGATCCAGAAACTACTTCTATTATTATAACATCAACTGTTAAGTATGATCAAAAAACAACTACTAAAACGGCAACTACTTTAAAATCAGACGTATTAACTGCTTTAACAAATTACGATACAAACACTTTACAAAAATTTGATAGTGTGTTTAGATATTCAAAAGTTATAGAGTTAATTGATGATACAGATACATCTATCTTATCAAACATAACAACAGTTAAAATAAGAAAAGAATTTACACCAACTATTAGTTCATCAACAAGATATGATGTTTACTTTAGAAACGCTTTATATAATCCACACTCTGGCCATAATACTTCAGGTGGTGGAATTTTAAGTTCAACAGGATTTAAAGTTGAAGGTGATACTACAAACGTTTATTTCCTAGATGATGATGGTAATGGTAATGTAAGAAGATTTTATTTTGTTGGTGCTGTTAGAACATATGTAAACAACACACAAGGTACAATAAACTATACGACAGGACAAATCACAATCAATTCATTAAACATAGCTTCAATAGAAAATATTAGAGGCGCTGCTTCAACGGTAATTGAGTTAACAGTTCCACCTAGTTCAAATGATGTTGTGCCTGTAAGAGATCAAATTTTAGAAATAGACACAGCCAATTCATCTATAACAGTTCAAGCAGATACTTTTGTAGGAGGTTCAGCAGACGCTGGCGTAGGTTATACAACAACAAGTAGTTACTAATGGCCACTTTTAAAGACAAAATATCAAGTCTTATAAATCAACAAGCTCCAGAGTTTGTACTAGAACAACATCCTAAATTTTTAGAGTTTCTAAAAATATATTTCACTTTTATGGAATCTGCCGAGTTACATGTAACTTCGGTACAATCTACAGATGGTATATTATTAGAAACTGAAACTGCTCAAGCAAATGAATTAATATTAGATGGTTCTCGTTTAGATACAGATAGAACACAACTAGACGCTGGTGATAAAATACTTTTAGAAAGTTCATCTTTTGGTAAATTTACAAGAGGTGAAACTATAACTGGTTCTACTTCAAACGCCACATCAACTGTATTAGCCGAAGATTTAAGTAACGGCCGTTTATTCATATCAGCACAAAATAAATTTAAAATGAATGAAACAGTTACAGGTAATGACTCAGGCGCTAGTGCTGTTATCAATAATTACAAACCTAATCCTGTAAATAACATACAAGAGTTATTAAGTTTCCGTGATCCTGATAAAACAATATCTAACTTCTTAACAAAATTTAGAAATGAGTTTTTAAATACATTACCTGAAAATTTAGATAGTGATGTTGATAAAAGAAAATTAATTAAAAATGTAAAATCTTTATATAGATCAAAAGGTACAAGTAGAGGACATGATTTATTTTTTAAATTATTGTTTGATGAGCCTTCAGAAATATTTTATCCTAGAGAACAAATGTTAAGAGCTTCTGACGGACAATGGGATACTAAATTAATATTAAGAGCTATACAATCAATTGACCAATTAACAACAGGCGATACTTCAGATTTAGTTGGTAGAACAATCACAGGTGAAACCTCTGGAGCAACAGCAATAATTGAAAACGTATTTAAATTTCAAATTGGTACTAACACTGTAACTGAATTTATTTTAAATGAAGATACTTACGCTAGTGGTACTTTTCAAGTAAGTGAAGTTATTAGAGGTACAACAACAGATGAATCAGATTCTTTTATTAAGGCAACTGTAACAGGTATACCTCAAACAATAACACTTACAAATGATGGTGCTTTATATACAGAGGGTGATACAGTATCATTAACAGGTGGTGGTGAGGGTGCTCTTGTTAGTGTAGATACTATTGGTCGTGGTAGTTTAACAGAATTTTTTGTAGATGGTGGTGGTTCAGGTTATGAAATTGGTGATGATATTGTTTTTAATAATTCAGATACAGGTGGTGGTTCAGCAACAGCAAAAGTTTCACTTGTAAACGGAGGATTTACACCAGAAAGTGGAGTTGAAACAGATTCAGTTTCACATATTATTTTAGAAGATGAAACTGTAAGAGGTGATCCATACACAGGAAATAAAGTAGTACAAGAAAGTGGATCAGGATCAGGTGATATTACAGACATAAGAATTATAGACGCTGGTGGAAATTATAAATCTTTACCAATTGTAACAGTTGATGATACAAACGGATCAAGTGCTAGTATATTTACTTTTGGTGCTGAAATAGGAAAAGTTCAAGCTATAAAAACTGTTGAATCAGGTGCTGAACATCAACAATCTCCTAGTCCACCAACAATAGCATTAAGATCAAAAATTTTAGTATTAGATAGAACAGGTGCTTTTGCTGTAGGTGATACAGTAACAGGTGTATCGCCAGACTCTAGTGTTGTAACAGGAACAGTTATATCTTTAGATACAGATAGAAACATTTTAACATTGTCAGGTGGTAATTTTCAAATAGATTCAACTATA